GTTTCATCAGCGACAATTGCTTCGTTAACGATATCTTCTACTGCCATATCACACTCTGATTGTTGTGCGATATCACGATATCTACGAATTAAATCATCGTCTGATTTTGTTTTGCCTTCTAAATCTAATACTGATGCAAAATGACCAGCGCCAGAGACTTCAATCGCCCCATCATCAGGAACGGCAGTGGTGAATCCCTCACTACTGCCTTCTCCTTCTTTAGCTCTGGTAATCTTGAACCCAAAGAGTTCTGCCATTGTATATTACCTGCCTTCTATTTTTCTTACTGGTATTATTTAGTAAGACTAAATTAGAAGTTTACCCCAGATGCTACAAAGTGTTGATATCTCCAAGTTACCTCAAATGTTTCAATCTCATTTGCAGTATCATGATTTAATTCAATTTCACCCAATTGCTGTGGCCATAATCCTCTAAAGATGTATGTTTTTAACACAGTATCATCTCTATCAAGTTGTTCTACAGTTGCATCTGTTTGATAATCAGCGCTATTAATAACACCAGTATTATTTTCTAGGTCATTAATACCATTCATCCATCTTTCTATCGCATTTCTTACCATAAAATCAGTATCATTGATAATGGTTGTATTCCATGCTTCAAACTCATCTCTATCACCTGCCATATAAACTGTTCTACCTCTAAATTTTAGAGGTATCTCACCTATCAATTGCTGTGGTAATTTAGTTGCTTTAATAAGAAAAGATGTTCTTCTTACATCTAATCCTATTACAATACCAGATGGTGGCGTTATTGTAACTCTAAACTGATTAGGTCTAGCACCGCCGCCGATTAACTGAGCTTTAAATTCGTCTAATGTTGCCATTGTTCTCTCCTATTAACCACCGACTTCGCTAAATGCGACACCAGTCCTTGTTGCTATGAAATTTAGTGTAATGAAGTTAATTGACCTTGCTGGTTTAATGTATATATCTGCAATAAACTCATTTCTGTCAATAACTTCTCCTGTATTATTTGACGCATCACAAACTACACTAAAGTCTGTAATTCCTCGTCTACCCTGTACATCTCTCAAGAAAGGTTCAACTAAATTTCTAAATTGTGCTCTTGTAAATTCATCATTGAATTCAAAGAGTTGGAATTTAGAAGCAGTTGCAATTGCTTTTTCAAGAACGATAAACAATCTTCTTACGTTGATTCTATCAAATGCACTTGGTTTTGTTAATGCAGTTTTGTCTCCGAATAAATGCACACCTTGTCCAGAAAAATTAACTACTGGATTGATTCTTGCTTTATAAAGAGTATCTCTATGTGCTTGTTTTGGGTCGTATGCAAGTTTTACTGCACCTCTGATTTGTCCCCTGTTGAATCCAGCAGGTGAGAACCAAGGGTCAGTCACTATATCTGTGTTTGCACAAGTTCCAGCAACATCTCCATTTAATGGAACATGTCTATAAACATCATTGTATTTGTCGTACATATATTTGTAACCACTATCAAATACTGCGTAAGATGAAGATGGTAATGTGTCAAAATATGTTTTAACATTATCAGTTTGTGTTAATGCAGTTGCTACATTTACTACGTCTGCTCTTGCAGGCGAGATGAAACAAATACAATCTTTCCTTGTTTCACAAAGGTCGATTAACATTGTACCATATGTATCACCATCTGTTGCACTGTCTGGTGTCTTTCCACCTAAAATTAAATTAACATCTACTGTTTCAGCGTCTTTAAATCTATCGTAAGCGATTGTGTGTTCGCCGATTGTTACTGAATAATCATCAGTACCACTTGAAAGTGAGTTTAAAGTTGGTGAGTTTACAGCAGTATATGTTGTAGTTGTATCTGTACCCCAGTTTGAGCCACTTGTATTGTGGTCCATCCAATAAATATATTGTGATTGTGTAAAAATAACATCTGGATAGTAATTAGTACCACCCTGTGATGTTTTTCCACCTGAGTTTTTTGATAAACTTGCGTAAGTTTCAATAACTGAAGCTGTTCTCTGACCAGCAACGTCAACATCATTTCCAGTAAGGCTACCAGTTGTGTCATATACGACTACATGTAGTTCATCATTTGAACCACGACCATTTGCAGTTGCCCATGCAGATGTGCCTGGAGCAGCAGCGAATAAATCATACCATCTCCAACGTCTACGAACATATGTATTATCTGGAATAATGGCTTTTACACCAGCACCATTTGCATCACCATCCAATCTAACTGTTAAGTTATGTGAAGAAATTGCAGTAATTTCATATTCATTACCTTCATCTCCACTAATGTGAGTAAATGCACTTGCAGTAGTTGATGCGTCAGCAGATGAGAATGATATTAAATCACCCACATTAAATGCAGTACCATCGTCAACACCAATTGTTGTTGCACCAACAGCATCTTCTACAGTGGTTAAATTAGATGAACTCAAATTTTCTTCAAATGCAGTTGCACTTGGACAAATTGAAACACCTATTGAGTTACCCCATGTTCCAGGAGTTCTTGCAGCCCATTCACCGACAGAGCCTTCACCACTTGCATAGTTTTCTTGATAATGGTCGTCATTTTTAATAATTACAGCTGTACCACTTACAGCAGCATTTACTATACCAGATGTTGGTCTTACAACTCTTAATGCGTTTCCATATTTAAGAAAGTTGGCAGCAACGAACCATGGCTCGAAATTACTACCGTTTGGTTTTCCAAAAGTTTGTACAAGTTCTTGTTCAGAAGTAATGTCTACTATGTCTGCTACTGGTCCTTTACTTGCCGGCAATGAAATTGCGGCAATGGAAGTAGAAACAGCAGGAATGACATTAGTTAAATCTATTTCTTTAACTTGTACACCTGGAGAAACTAAAAATCCCATATCTATGTCTCCTTTTTATTTAAATTTATGATATTAAAATATCATAAA